TTCACGGTCGTAATCATGAGACTTGGAATGGCACTTTATATACAGTTATCTCCTGTGTCAACGGGCCAAACCTGTTAGATTGGGATGATAATGGGAGAGTTCATTTTAGTATTAATTTTAATATTCAAAGACACAATTAAAAAAGGAGGTTAAAATGTCCACAAAAGCTGTTGCAAGTGTTGGAACATATTTTCAGAGATGGAATGGAAGTGCATGGGTCACAATCTCTGAAATAAATTCCATTACGGGACCAGGTATGTCCCGTGACACTATCGAAGTGACTTCTCTGGATTCCACCGGAGGGTATAGGGAGTTTATTGCTTCATTTCGTAATCCTGGAACTGTTACACTCTCAATGAACTTTACAAGGTCTAATTATGACTTGTTTAAGCAGGACTTTGAAAGTGATACAGGAGGTAATTACAGAATTGTACTGCCTGACACTGAATCAACCATTGTAGAGTTTGAAGGTCTGGTAACTGAACTACCGTTGTCTATCCCCACAGGAGATAAGATTACGATGGATGTTACTATACAATTAAGTGGTTCGGTTGAAACAGATTCTGGTGCAAGTGCCGGATTAGGTATGTAAAAATTATTAATTTTGTAATCTAATCAAGATTTATTTTTTAACCATTTAAAAATTACTAATCATGGGAACAGGAAAATTATTAGACAGGAGTTCTTTACTGAAAAAGGAAGAGCTGGAAATCGTTAAAGTTGAATTTGAAAACGGCGATTATGTGTATGTCAAACAAATGACTGGCAGGGAGAGAGATCAATTTGAACAGTCATTGCTTAGAAGTCGTTTTGACAACAAAGGCAGATTAGTGAGTACAGAACAAGCATTGGAAGACTTTCGTGCAAAACTTGCTGTACTGACACTTTGTGATGAAACGGGTAAGTTGCTATTGACTCCAGGTGATTATGCTTTATTAAGTCAAAATATGAGTGCAAAGCACCTTGAGAAGATTGTGAATGAAGCACAGAAATTAAATGCCATTACAGAAGAGGATAAGGAGAGTATGGTAAAAAACTCCGAAGCCGCCCAGGAAGGCGGTTCTTATTCCAACTCTGTAGAGAATTAGGAGTGATTCATCCAGATTATTTGATGGATAGACTTACTTCTGCACAAATAAGTGAATGGGAGGCTTATAGCAGATTAGACCCAATAGGTAGTTGGAGGGATGATTACAGGATGGCTTACATAAGTTCCGTTATAACGAATTTAATGATAAGCGTGTATGGACGAACAAATGCAAAGTTGACTACACCAAATGATTTTATGCCTAATTGGGGCATTGAGGAGGGGAGTGAACAAGAAGTCAAAAAGCAGTCCGTTGAGGAGATGAAACAAATACTATTGAGTATTGCTAATGCACAAAATAAAAAGGTACAGGCAGAAAATGTAAACAAATTCACACCACCGAAAGCATTAAGACAACCCAAAAATAAGAAACAATGAACCTTGGAACGCTGATAGTAACTTTGGGAGCAGACACCAGTGGATTGATGAAGGCTCGTACTGCCATGATAAGATTTCAGAAAGATACTGTTTCTTCTCTGGATACTATGGCACAGAAGTTACGTACCTTTGGTTATCTGGCTACTACACAGTTGACTGTACCAATCGTAGCGGCAGGGAAAACAATGATTGAAACTGCCAAAGACTTTGAATTTGCAATACAAAAAATGGTTGGTTTGGCAGATGTTGCACAGAATGTTGCAAATTCATGGGGAAAGTCTGTATTGGAGATGTCAAAGTTAACAGGAAGGAAACCTAAGGAATTAGCGGAAGGTTTGTATTTTATTGCATCTTCTGGTATTAAAGGAGCAAAGGCTTTGGATGTTTTGCGTGCCTCTGCAATGGCAGCGGCTTCAGGTATGGGGGAAACGCAAGAGATTGCACAAGTGTTAACCTCTGCAATGAATGCTTATGCCAATACCGGTAAATCTGCAACATATTTTACGGATGTTCTTGTGGCAGGTGTAAGAGAAGGTAAAGCAGAGGCATCCGACTTTGCTCGTTCTTTGGGTGCAGTTATTCCTGTGGCATCCAATTTGGGTGTTACTTTTGATCAGGTTGTAGGAGCAATGGCAGCAATGACATTAACAGGTTCTTCCGCTGCAAATGCTTCTAACTATCTGCGTGCCACATTCAACACTCTATTAACTGCGAATAAACAAGGTGCACCTGTATTAAAAGCCATGGGGTTGTCTTATGAACAATTACGTCAGATATTAAAAAAGCCTGACGGACTTGTAGAAGTAATGCAAAAATTGGCGAACATACAAGGAGAGTTTGGAGATGAAGCATTACGTGATGTAATCCCTAATATACGTGCTTTAACGGCTCAAATGAGCCTTACAGGCAGGAATGCTAAATATAATTCAGAAATGATGAATCGGATAACAAATTCTGCCGGTTCATTAGGAAAAGCATTTGCAGCGATAGCAGATACTATTAAACAGAGATATGATCAAGCATTATCCTCTGCCAATGTTTCATTAATATCGTTAGGAAAGTCCATTGCGGAATCCTTCTTGCCTATATTGGAAAAATGGGTTAAGAAATTGGATGGATTAACTGAAAGTTTCAATAAATTAACGGCTGCACAAAAAGAAACAAGAATTGAGATAGCCAAATGGACAGTTTTGATAGGACCAATTGTGCTATTGAGTAGCCTTGCAATTTACACATTTACAGGATTGGCACGTATTACAAAAACACTTGCAAGTGTATTTATATACTTATCCATTGCTACGAAAGGATTAGCAACATCGTTTAAGTTTGAGAGTTTACGGGCATTGATGACAATGGCTCCAGGATTAACACGAGTGCTATTCTCTCTGGGAGGAGCTATTGCAGGAGTAGCTAAATGGCTCACTCCTATCGGTGCGTCCGCCGTAGGTGTAGCAGCAGGTGCTGGATTACTTGCAAAAACTTTGATTGGATTAAAGAAAAGAACAGAAGAAGCAGCAATAAAGAATAATTCATTTAATACCACATTGGTAGAGATTTCTGGTAACTTGAAGAAAATGAAAGACCTTAGTGAAATTGATTTCTCTACCGCTTCTGTGGAAGAGTTAACCAAAGTATTGAATCAGGCTCAGAAAGGTTATGCGGAAGCAATAAACAATATACGCAATGCTGCTAAATTAGCAGGGGTAACAGTAGATGAACTATTTGCTGGTAAAGGTAAAGCACGAAAATGGCAAGGTTTTGTTGAGATGCAAAGTCAAGCTGCTAAAGGTTTCTTAGACATAGCAAATGCTGCCAATGTAGCATTAGTAGCAAGTGGCAAAGCCTATGAGGAACAAATGAAAGCATTAAAAGAATCAGAAGAAAGCAGGAGAAAAGCTGTACAAGCAGAGGATATAAAGAAAATTAATGATGCCTTTGATGATTTGGCACAAGGGGAAAGGTACATTGCAAGAATGACTGAATTGTTTGGTGTGGAATTTGATGCCACATCAGAAAAGATACAGTTATACAATAAAGTGTTAAGTACGCTGGCGGGCACAACTTTACCTTTGACGGACAAGAGATTGGTTGAGTTGAAGAAGAAATTAGAGGATGTCCGTATGACAGTACCCTTACAGACTGTTAAAATGCCAGAGTTTCCAGGTCTTGATAAACTACATGCAGAGATACAAGCCTTGGATCAAGCATGGAAAGACATGGGAGCGGATATGAATGGTGCATATGATATATTTTATAGGAATGTTAAAAATAGTTATCAGAAGCAATTAGAGGCATTAGCAAGCGAACATGATGTAGGATTGATTTCAGAGAGGGACTATCTGCGGAGAAGACATGCATTGATAATGGCTTCCACAAAGGCAGGCAGTAGGGAAAGACTACGTGAGATGAGGGCGTATAGTAATGAACTTAGGCAATTAAATGTTCAAGATGCACAACTTTATCTTGAATCCGCTGCAACTGCCGTACAGACATTTTCCAACATGCTTCAGGCAGCAAAGGAACGGGAATTAAAAATGGCAGGTAAAAGTGCAAAGAAACGTGAAGAGATAGAAAGAGCATATTTCAAACGTGAAAA